GACCGCACCGTAGAACAGGTTGGTCGCGATGCCCGCGGGGTTGATGAGAAATTCGCTGACGGCGCCCGCGTAGGGCAGACCGTCCATGCGCTTGACGGGACGGAGCCCGTACGGGGTTGCCGTTGCTGACATGGTTGTTCCTTAAGTTCCGTTGCCGAACGATGAGCCGCGGGTCGTCTTGCTCTTGCGCTCGACGAACAGCGGCATCCGGGGGTCGTTGTTGCGCATGAGGGCCGTGTCCACCGACTGCATCTGCTTGCGGGCCTGCTCCTCGTAGTAGCGCTGTCGCGCCACCACCTTCGAGGTAGGCATCTTGCAGAGCATCAAGCCGCCGATCTCGACGTTGCCCGCGGCGTTGCCCGGCAATTCGAGTTCGGGGTGATCCACCGCCTTCACCGGAACCCAACCCTCGCGCAGCCGCTTGCTGACGTTGGTCGGATCGGCGACTCCCATGACGTGCGTGGCGACCCAGTGAAAGGTCATGCCGGGCTCGGCAGTGGGAACAGGCAGCGTGCTCGGGGGCACGTACGATTCCTCACGAACTTCTGCTGCACGCGTCTCGGTGTCGCGCGGGTTACGAGGTGTTGCTGACGGTACTGCGCTCATTTCTGCTCCAGACGCACGACTTCCTGTGCGTATTGCTGCGGGGTGAGGCCGAACTTCTTCGCCAACGCGAGCTGCGTCTGCGTGAGCTTGACCTTGGTGACGCCTGCGACGGTCCGGGTAGCCGGAGCTACGGGACTCGTGCGAGCGGTGCGCTGCGTGGAGCGTGTGTCGTCACCGGTGGGTGCGGCCCCGAAGAAATCAGGGAACACCTCGCGAAGCCGGCCATCGACTTTCTCGAAATAATCGTCAGAGCGAGGATCAACGCCCGACTTCACCAGCTTCTGGTGGAAGCCCAGCGCGAAGCTGGTCATGTCCTCGTTTCCGTCTGAGCCGAACCACTGGTTTCGTGCCTGCCAGCGCAGTGTCTTCTGGTCAACCGGCTCATCCGGGCTGCTTACTGCCGGCAGTTGTACCTCAGTTTCCGGCGCTTGTACAGCGCGCGGCCGGTACCGTTCGAGTTCGCGCAGTTGAATCTTGGCTTCGAGCAGCTTCTCCTGTGCTGCCATCTCGGCATCGGGATCGAACGCCTCCTTCGCCGCCTTCAGCTCGATGCGCGCGGCCGCGAGCGCGGCCTCGGCGTTCTGCTTCGACGCAGCGACGAGGTGCGTCTCGCCCTGCACCGTGCGTTGCTGCAGCTCGCGGTTCTGGTTGAGCAGCGCCTGCGCTGCGCGTGTCGCCTCGTCGCGCTCGCGCTCTGCCGTCTCGCGCGCCCGGCGCTCGTCATGGCGCGCGTGGGTCAGCTCGCTGAAGCGCTGCTTGACGCCGGCCGAGTACGTGGACAGCTCTTCGTCGGTCGGGTCCTTGACCTCGCGACCGAGCGGCTTTCGCCCCTTGTCCTTCTCTGGCGTGTCGTCGATCACCTCGACATCATCGAGATTGACTTCATCCTTGTCGTGGCCGTTGGCCTTCGACTTGACCTCGCCACCTTCGGCGGCGCCATCGATCGTCACTTCTTCATCACTGGGATCAGCCATGTCACCTCTCCTTGTCGTGCACCGGGAAACCGCCCGGCGATCGGTTCTATGCCTGCACGCGCAGGATGCCGCGGGGATCGTCCACGACGGCTTCCACCTGATCGTCGTTGAGAATGCGGAACTCCTGCCCGAAAATCTTGAAGCGCGTGCCCGAGTAGGTGCGCACCACGATGTAGTCGCCCTTCTTGCACCACGGGCCGCTCGGGAACCGTGCCTTGTCGCCGTACGCATCGGGACCGAGGTCGAGGACGAAGAGCACGGTCGTCGCCGCCTCTTCATCGGCCATCGTCTTCGCGGCCTTGATCAGCACCGATGCCTCGAACGATTCCTTGGCCTTCGGGATCGCGCAGAGGATGTGAAAGCCTGCGGGCTTGGGCATCAACCGCGATGCGGGCTCGGGCGTCTCGCCTGCAACGTGTTTCGGCAGTACCAGTCCGGGGTCAGGTGTCAAAATCGCGGTCATCCATGTGCTCCAGCAGGGCTATCACGAGTTGCTCGGCGAGGGTCAGCCCAGAGAGAACCCCCACGAGGTTTTGATACGCGGCGTAGTCAGCGGGAGCACCCCGGACCAGCGCCGTTGAACGACCGACGATTTCTTCGCGCAGCTTCTTCAGAAGCTCGTCGACATCGGTAGGAACATCGCCTTTCACTGCGGCGGCGTCCCTTCAGGCGGTGTCGGCGGCGCAGCGCCGGGCTCTGCCTCCGGCTGCGCTTCAGGCACCGCGGGCTGCGGCTCCGGCTCGGGCACCTGCGGTGCCGGCCCCGCTGCCTCGGTCTGCTCGTCCGAAGGCTCCGGGTCCTTGCTCAGGCCGATCTGGTCGCTCTCGTGCTCGGCATGCAGCCGGTCCACGTCGGCCTGCGCATCGGCACGGTCCTGCGCCAGCAGCTCCTGATCCTGCGCGCGGCCCATCATGCCGACCTGCAGCGCCTTGACCTCGATCTGCTGCTCGCCCAGCTCGCCGGCCTGCACCAGCTTCTCGCGTGCGAGGTCGAGCTTGTCGGCCTTGTCTGCCGCGTCGACATGGAGCTGGTCCTCGGCAAGCTGGTGCTTGTCGGCGAGGTCGGACGCCTTGACCTGAAGCTCCTTCTCCTTGATCCCCAGCTCGCGATCGCGTTGATCGAGGGCACGGGTCTGGAGCTGGATCATCGGGTCCTGCGCGGCCTGCTGCGCCTTCTGCTGCGCGGCTTGCTGCTGGTGCTCCTGCGTGACCTGCTGCGCGGCCTGCGCCATCGCCTGCACGAGCTGCGCCTGTTGCTGCTCGTCCATCGGCGCGGCCGGGTCCGGCAGCGGCTGTCCGAGCTGCTGCTCCATCTGCGCACGCCACTGGTAAGCCGTGTGCTCGGCGATGTGCGCCTGCATCGCGCCCATCATCATGGGCGCCTGCGGGTTCTGGCCGATGCTCTGCTGCACCACCGGGTCCTGCATGAAGGCTTGGTGCACCGCGAGGTGCGAGGTGTGGTCCTGCTGGATGAACGCCTTGATGGGCTTGGCCATCAGCACGTTCATGTTCTCGGTGATCGGGTCGGTCGGCACGGCTTCCGGCTTCAGCGGCACGAGCTTCGTGGCGTTCTTGATGCCGAGCACCTCCAGCATGCCCCGATGCAGCTCCGCGAGATCGTAAACCTGCGGAGCCTGACTCGACAACTGGATCGCCGCTTGGTACTGCACCACGCGCTGGCTCATCGTCGCCGCGCTCGGATCGCTGACCGGGATCACGTCGACCATCGAGAAGTCGGCTTGCTTGGACCCCGGGTTGTTGTCGGTGGTCTGGTAGGTGTAGTTGTCGTCGCCGGAGTCCTTGATGACCTCCTTCAGCAGCTTCAGCTCGTGCTTGAGAGAGTTGTGGGTCCGCGCCTGCACGGCGCTCATGACCTTGAGCTGGCGTTCGAGGAGAGCGAGCGTGGTCCCGACCGGCGCCTGCGCGCTCATGTCGCTGATCTTCATGTCGGCCGTGCCGGGTATGCGCCGGCCGTCCTCGATGATCTTGTCGAGCAGCGCTGCGAGGGTCGCGTCGGCGCCCTTGTACGGAAGAGGCAGGAGGTTGTCGCGCAGCGTGCCCGAGAGCACGTCCACGTCGCGCCATTCGCCCGGGCTGATGGGCGTGTCGTCGCCCTTGATGCGCAGGCCCTTCGACTTCAGGCCACCCGGCAGGTTGGCCAGTGTCCCCGCGTCGATGAGCATGCGGATGATGCTCGTCGCGCTCTTGGCGTACCCGCCGATCAGGTGGAAGAGGCCATAGCCGTAGGGGCCGAAGCCCGGCACGTAGTCGTACTGGACGAAGTGCTGGCGGCGCATGAAGAGCGGGTCCTCCTCGCTCCAGTTGCGGCGGATCGACAGCATGTCGCCACCGCGCAATTTCGTGACGACGTAGGGGCGCGGCGTGGAGTCGCCCTCCATCGCCGGGAAGGCCATGCTGACCTGCACCTCGTAGACCGTGAACGACTCGTCCGTGATGTCGCTGAAGCCGGTCTGGTCGTCCTTGGCCTGCTTGATGTCGTCAAGCATCTTGTAGGGCGTGCCGAGCTGCACCTCGGCGTAGAAGCCCACCTCCATCAGGGCCTCAAGCTCCTGCTCGGTCTTCCTCATGACGTGCGTCACGCGCTCTGCCGAGTAGATGTTCGATGCGCTGTAGGGCATCACGATGTCCTCGGCCGGGACGAAGATGCTCGTCTGCCGCTTCCACCGCGGGTCCTCGTAGACCTTCTTGAAGGCACAGCCCACCGGGCTCAGGTTCCACAGCATCTTCTCGTGCTCGCTGCGGAACTCGATCATCTTCTCGGTGAGCTGGTAGTTCATCTCGGCCTTGACCCGGGCCGCTGCCTCCTTCTTGGGCTGTGTCTCCTCGCCGATGATCTTGGTGGAGACGGGGCCCGCTGCCGGAAACGTCTCCATGATCGTCTCGGACTGGAAGCGCACCACGGCTTCCGTGATCATGGGGTGCGTCACCCCGCACGCGCCCGACCACGGCTCGGTGCGCTCCTCGTACTTGAGGCCGAGGAGCTTCAGGCCCTCGCGATACGTCTGTTCCCAATCGTCGCGCGACCTCTTGTCTTCGTCGACCCAGTGGTCGATGTCCGAGGAGAGGGTGGCAAGGACGCGCTCGTCGGCCACGTCGATGAGGTTGTCGCCGAATTGCGGAGGGACCGCTGCCGCAGCGGCCGCGAGCGCGTCGTCGTTCGGGTCATCGGACTCTCCATCAGGGACGACCTCGATCTCGATCTCGCCTGCAGGATCGTTCGCTGCAGGCGCAAGCGCGCCGAGTCCCATCGGGGCGGGGGCGAGTGACTTGGCGATGGGCATGGCAGCTCCCGTTGCGATGGGTCAGTAGTATGCGCGGTGCCGGCGCCGCGCCGCCACGAC